TTTCTTCATAAACAATGGATTTATCATCTTGCGTGATGTCTTTAATTGAATCACACATATCTTTTTCATTGGGTGTACAAAATCGTTGAAATATTCTTTCGTAGATAGAATTTTTAATCATAGAAGCAGTTTTGTCTGTGTTTACAATTGACTCACAAGGTGCTTCCAATAAACCTTTTAAAAATAACGAATTGATATTATATTCGTTACTTGAAATACCATCGTTTTGTAAAAAAACCATTTCATTTGAATTCATTTATTATAACCATTTTAATTATTTCATTGTTTAACGTATTCGACGCGATCGTTTAAAACGATGACGTGACCTTCTATGTGATTTTTTTCCATACAACTGTTGTGCAGTAAGAAGTGTCAATGCTGGTATCATGGAAGATAGATTTCCACCCGTGCGTTTATGTCTTTTAACACGTTTACTTCTACCACCCTTTAAAGGTTGTATTAGATTTCCCCAATTCATATTTTTTACCGAAGGAATTAGTGCATTATCATATTGCTGATTCGCTGCTCCATAAAGATTTTCAACATAGGTACTCATATAATAATAAAATATTATTTTTTGAGTTAAATGTCATTTTTTATTGTCGTATAAATTATATTATTTTTTAATAATAATAATAACAGTATAAGAGTAATTGAAATAAGTATAAATATTAAAAAAACAAAAAATATGATGCTATATATATATGGATATAATTCATAAATAATTAGATCAGTTAGAGGCGACAAAATATTTTTTATTTCACATTTTACATCATTTGTTTTTAAAAAATCAATGCAACTATAAATAAATTTTTTGTTAAACATAAAATTTGTTGTGCAAATAATATTAAAACTTTATCTTAAAATAGTATTATGGAGAAAATAGACCCAAATGCATTCGATAAAACATTATTAAAGGTTAACATACCGGCATATAACGGAGAATCGCATTATAGCAAAATAACTTACAATGGAATGCCTATAATTATACAAACGCCTCAAACATTGACAAAACAAGGAATTATAAAACACGGAAAGAAATTAGTGTGTGACATAATGTTTAATTCTATCGAAACTGAATTTTTACATTGGATTGAAGAAGTGGAAACTCAATTGCAACAAATATTATACGAGAATTCAAGCTCTTGGTTTGATCAAACTTTTCAATTAGATGATATTGAAACGTTGTTTCTCTCGCCAATTAAAATGTTTAAATCTGGAAAATATTACTTATTGCGCGCATACTTAAAAGACTCCCTAAAGGTTTTTAGAGACAACCACGGAGTCAGTTTAACATACATGGATATAACGCAAGAAAATAATATTATATCCATACTAGAATTTAAAGGAATTAAGTATACTTCTAGAGACTTTCAACTTGATATAGAAATAAAGCAAATAATGATTGTACAAACCGATCCTTATGAAAATAATTGTTTTATAAATATAAAGGAACCAAAAACACATTTAGGCAAAAAAATGTTGGAAACAATAGGTTTTAGTGAATTTGTCAGTAAACCGAAAATAAATATAGAAAATGAGTTAAACCCCGAGATAACTGAAATAAAAAAGGATATAGAACCAAATATAGGAACTGATTTAAAAGAAATAACTATTGGAGACAATTTAGAAGAATCTGATATAAGATTAAACTCTTCACATGTCCTTGAAATTTATAATGATGCAAAAAAAGAAGCAATTGAAACAAAACAACTCGCGATTAATGCTCATATAAAATTACGGGAAATAGAAAAGAAATATAATATAGAACCAGATTCGGATTAATCAGTTAATAAAAAATTATTTTATTATTAAGATATTATAATGAAATTGTTTGGATTTAAATCAAATGAACTTGTCAAGAATACAGTTATTCTTGTTTTAGTTGTTGTTGTATCGTATATATTATGGAATAAATTTGGATCAAATAACACAACTAATTATTATGAAACAATTGAACAAATGAATAAAAAAAAATCGGTAACTGCTGCAAATATGAATAATCCAGTTAAAGAATATCAACCAGTTACAAATTCAAATCAATTGCTCCCAAAAGATACAAACAGTGAATGGAATACATTAAATCCAAGTGGTACAGGAGAATTGTCGAATATTAATCTGTTAAAATCTGGATGGCAAATTGGCATCGATACTGTAGGACAGACATTAAGGAATGCTAATTTACAATTACGTTCAGAGCCACCAAACCCACAAATTTCTGTAGGTCCATGGAATAATTCAACGATTACTCCAGACTTTATGAGAGTTCCATTAGAAATTGGTGCCGGCCCTCAATAATTAATAAACCGAATATAATATAATATGAACAAATTATATTATATAGTCATTTTTATTGTAGTTATTTTTTCAATAAAATTATTTTTAGAATCAGAGACATTTAATTTAAAATGTATCATTTCTGATGTAGACGGACTCACTTATTGCGTAAGGGATAGAAAAAATAAGGAAGATTCCGCGAATCTTCTGGCGGAAGTAAACCAACGTTGTAAATCAATTGTGAAATATTTGCACGAAAAATATCCCGACGATGAAAGGGTAATACGTTTAGTAAAAGGGTTTAATCCTAGAAAAATAAATGAAATTTTGCCAACGAGTAAACTAACGGCGTATAGTGAAAATAAAGGAGAAAAGCTTGCTTTTTGTTTAAATCGCAAAGAAGCGCCAAGCAAAACAGAGTACACGCTTATTGATATAGAAACGCTTACTTTTGTCGCATACCATGAATTGACACACATTATGTGTAAAAGTTATGGTCATACAGACGAATTTTGGAATAATTTTAAATTTCTTCTTGAAAATGCGAAAACGGCTGGTTTATATCATTCACATGATTATAAGAAAAACCCAACAGAATATTGCGGAATGACAATTTCTGACAACCCCCTTTATGATTTATAAATCAATGATTTTTATTTTTTTATGATCATGAACATAATCGTAAAAAAAGGTATTTATAAACCTTTCTCCACTTGTTTCACAAAATGCTTCGGCATCTAACATTATTTCACCATTGTCAATAATATATTTATAAGTATGAGTCTTTAAAGTAGGGACCAAAATAAAGAGATATTTTGTACCTTTTGTTTCACTTGTAAATGTGACTTTTTTGGATAAAAAGGCTGTTGGAATTCCATAATGCTTGAATAACAACCATAAATCAGTGGTAGTTAACTGATAGTTGTTGTATATCATATGATAAATTATTTTATCGTTTGTCATACCTTGTTTTACGCATTCATTTATTCTTTCTCTTTTTCCTTCATTCTTTAATATGTTTAGCAAGTTTGTATAATAAAGATCATCCTTATAACTTTGTACATATTTTGCCATTTCTTTAAGATATTCTTCGCTTAAAACTTGGAGGATGGTATCTTTATCTATCGGATTTTCCACAAGTTTATTTATAATATTTAAAGCAAATTCAAAAGAACAATTTAACTCTGAAGCATAGTATACTTCTCTTGCACTTTTTGGAAAAAAGGCGCCCCAACGTTCACTGCGTATTTCCGTTGTTTTTTCAACACATTTTGGTTTTATCGTTATTTTTTCAAAATCAACATTGGCATACTTCAGAATGGTTGGTTCTGCAGTATCATACGTTTCTTTTGTAGTTGATATTTTGTATGGTATTCTTTTAAAAAAATCGGGATCAATTGTAATCAAGTTTTGCATGATATAAATTTCATTTTTGCCGATAACAAGATGAATAGGATTGAAAAAGAAATATATATTTGCATTTTGAAGTTGTTGTTGAATGTTTTGATACTTGAAAATATAAGTAGCTAATTTACTATAATATTTTTTTTTATTATCGTGTCCATTAATCAAATTAATCGATGGAAAAAAGACTGGTGTTTTTTGTGTAAAACAATTTCGGGTGTTTTCAAACATTAACTCGGTAAAATTATCTTCAAACAAAATATTTGGAATTGTTTTTAGCAATTCGGCAATTTTTGGAATCCCAATTTCTTCTAAAATAATAGGACTTGTATAATCAATAATCTGAAATAATATTTCGCGGTTTGACTCAAAATTCAATAGATAGATCAAATAGGAACAAAAAATATTTTCCAACATGTGTTCTTTTTTAATATTATCAATATATTGTATCCTTTCTTCGTCTTCTTTATTTGATAAAAGAATATTATCCACGTGATAATGATTGTACGAGACGGATGTTTTTATATCCAGTGTTGATTCTGACAAAGGGATTGGTTCGATGGGAACAAATTGATTCGCAATTGTTAAAAACCCGATAATATTACCATCTTCTACAATTTGTAGATATATTTCACAAGGTAAATCTTCAAAAGAGGATAAAAATTTGATTGTTTCGTCATATGATTTCCATGTAACCAAATCTAATAAAATATATTCAATCTTATTGTCAATAGAACTCGGAAAACAAGGAATAAATCCTTGTAGTTCTTCTTTATACATTAATAAACCGACAACTTTTCCGCGCATGTTTACAACTTGTACTGGGCGCATCTCCAATCGTTGACATTTTTCTACAAGGGATGATAACAAAATAGGATGTTCAAAAACATAATTGTCGTTTTTTATCGGTTTACAAACCTTTAGTTTATTTGAAATAACTTCAAATGCGTCTTTAATATGTTGTGGGAGGTCGCCTCCTACATCAAAATAAGGCGTGGCAAAAATGTCCGGGCGTTTAATAAATGTAAACAATGGTTCGAAGAATGTACCTTTTTTAAGTATCACGATACTTTTTTTTTCTGAATTATAAAAGGACCCAGAATAATGATTTGTTGGACAAATTAATTTGATATGAGTTTCATTGTCTATATCAAAAATTACGAGATTTACACCATTATTAAAGATAATTTCTGGTTGCGTTATTAAATCCCAAGTATATGTATAATCAACAAAATTATCACCTTTAATAAAATTCAAATAATTTTTATATGATGAACATATCATCTCCAATTTTTCAAGATTATCGTGAAACAACTCATACATTTTTGAATCCTTGAACTCATCCATCATAATTTCTTGTTTAGGGTCAGAAAACGCTTCAATTAACGAACCATTTTGCAATGTAACAAAGACATCTATTGTTAATTTTGATAATATCAGTTCAATTATTTGATCAGTACAACTAGACGTTTTTTCTATTTGAACACCTTTGCTAAAATATTTAATATCAGAAATACAAGATAAAAATGATTTTTGATCATTATATTCTATTCCGTGTCTCATAATACACAATTCATAATTCTTTAAGGTGTGATCAAGATCACTTACTTCGTGATCTTCGTTGAAATCGTTAAAAAAAGTTTGGATTCCCAACGGAGGATAACTCCATAAATATTGCTCGATTGGAAATTTTTCAACATCTCTCACAACCAGAAATTTATCGCGTTTTTTTGGCAATTCTTTTTTGCGAATAATAATTGGTTTTTTTTCACCATCACCATAAAACCGATAATTCTGTTTACATTCGCTTTTAAGTACTTCTTGACGTTTTGATTTCCAGTTTGCAAAACAACATGGGAGACATGTGTTTTTTCCATTTTTAGTCATGATTCCCGGACCAGTCTGTTTATAATCTTCTCTTGATCCATGAACCTCTTTATGAAAGAATTCAATGACATATTTTCCCTTTTCGATACCTTTATTATCAATAATATTTCCACATTGACCACTATCCACCTCTTCTTGAGTCATTGGAGTGTTATCTAATAAACACCAATACCGAGGACATATATAATATAGATCTTCTCCTTCTTGTGTTGTATACTCTAAAATATCACTAGGTTTTAAAAAATCTTCTCCTTTTTCTTCAATCACTGTATCCAATTCGGTTTTTGTTAAAACAATGGGTTGTCGTTTTCTACTTGATTGACAATCACTTGTATAACCTCGTTCAGATGATTCGTCATTAAAAACATTTTTATCATACTTTTTTATTCGACTCGCAAAAAAATTGTGAAGAGATGGATTTGCCAACAATGTCTTTATATATTCTTTATCATCTATTAATCGTCTTCTTCTTTCTTCAACCTTCTCACCACCATATTGTACATCTTTGTCGGCAATGTCTTCTGGTACATGCATTTCTTCGTCTTCTTCTTCATAATCATCATAAAAATCGTCAAACATTTTTTTAACAATTTCTTTTTTTTCCATTTCCGATTTTTCCGTCTCTAATTCTTCAACTGTTTTTGACTCTGTCATCCTTTTTGGATTTTCCACTTCCGCCTCCTTTTCCGCATCCTTTTCCGCATCCTTTTCCGCTTCCATTTTTTTGGGTTCAGAATCAGTTAATTCGTCGAGTATTTTTTCAATTTCTATTTCTTTGTTTGAACAATTTTGTTCAATTAAACTTTGTGGATAAAAAGTGTGATCTTTTAGTTTAATTCTTATCATTGAATCAATAAACACAAATAAGCTATTGATAATAAACATTTGAGGTATTTCAGATATTTCAAAAATAATTATGTTACGCAAAGGATCGAGTGTAATTGTAATAGGTATTCCCGGATTTAATAAATGAATTTTTCTTCCAATTCTTTCTTTCATCGCCATTTGTCTATGAAAACTCTCAACAATATCCGTTGCTCTTTCGCGATCAATATTATAATTTTTTGTTAAATTCAAAACAATAAGATCTAATGAGTCATCGCGTTTAAGACCTCTATCAATAAATGATTCCATGCTACTTTGTAAATTAAAATTTGGGATTCTTTTGTATAATAACGAAATTGTATTTGAAGTAGTATTTTCAATAGCAAAAATAGGTTTGATGCAATTAAATGGAATCTTTAACTCTCTGCTATTTAGTATTATGACACATACTAAATTTGTAAATTGTATACTATCTAACATTTCAATACTTATGACTGGCTCAATAATTTTCATCTGAGCAAAAAACGTACTTAATGGTTGAAATATTTTTGACAATCCATCATTAATATATTTGATGCATTCTTCTTTTGATACACCGCTTTTAAAATCAATCGATATACGTATATCTCCGTTCTCAAATAATTGACATATAAAAAAATGATTGCCTTGAATAAAATAACACATGGATGTTTTTTTATCAATAGCATTATTAAATAAATTATAAAGAGCTACACTAATAAATGGTATTTTTTCATTCTCTCTCGTAACATCTTTTGAAAAGAATTTAAAAATATTAAGACTTGTTTTTGGGGTATTATATTTTATTATGGGTATGCTTTCACTACAGTGTGCTATATTAAATAATGAAACCAATGGAATTTTATTTGTACCTTTTAGTACGAAATCTAATTTTTTAAACCCGATAATAGGTGAAATATAATTTATATAACCAATTTTGTTTTGATAAATATTATAAAACATGTCTATCTTATCATAAAGAGATGTCAATTTAAGAATAGATTCTGATTTATTTTCATCTCGTATATTTGGGTAGTATTGCATTAATGACGCTTCTAATTCTTTCGGAATAAATTCTTTTACGTCTTCAAAATAACAAACATAAATATTCGTGATTACTGAGGCCATCCATTTACTGTTTACATTTAATTCAAATTTTTCATCGGTTAATACATACGGATTTGCTTCAAATGTTTGTGTTAATAATCCAAGTGTTTTAAAAGTATCTGTTTTTGTCATTAAATACATTTCGTTTGTGGTAAAAGGAATTGTATCGTGTTTTACGATGAATAGTTTGTTTTTTATTGTTTCTATGGTATCATCTACATTTATTAAAAAATGGCAAAATGTAACTGGTATGTTGTTTGCATGAATAAATTCAAGTTCATCATCAGAAAAAATAAAAAAGGGGGAAGATGTATCTGGATAAGTTATTTTAAAAACATCATTGTGTGGGTTGTCGTTAAATTCTATTGTCAAATCCTCCATACTTTTTTGATAATAACCATAAAAAACAATTATTTCAATTATAACATTTTCCTTCAATATATTTATTTTGAATTTTGGTATATTAAATATATCAGACATATAATATACAACTATTTTACAATTTTAATTAAATATCTATCGTATAATCCGTTAAAACCGTTTCGACTTGTTTAATATGTTCAATGTTATTTTCAATATTAATATTTACAAAAGAACAGTCATCCTTTTCTTGAAACATTTCCGTACCTTTTAAATCAACTTCAATATCTACTTCAAATTCTCTCATCATATCCATGTCTAGTAAGAGTTGAAATGCATTCGTCCCAAACAATCCTTCTTGACCACACATTACATTAGCAGAAACACCTCTCATAGTATCTAATTCGCCGTGTTTAGCAGCTCTTAAAAATATTTCTGGTGTTTCCTCAAAAGATGCCTTTGCAATTGGACCAATATTATCATTATTAATACCATGTCTAAATATAGATATCAGTTTATAATTATGAGTCATCCTATCAATAAGAATACTTAAATGGTGATAATTAATATACGCTCCATCAAATTCTATAACTTCAGAAAGCTCATTAAATATAGCTTGTCTTGCAGCTTCTATCCCAAATAGTTCAAAAATCGTAATAATATTATTTGTAGTCGTGCGGGTTTTATCTATAAATTCAAGGCCTAAAACATCTAATAAATTATTTCCAACGCCATCAATTACCCAAATCTCTTTTGCGCTATATTTTGTGTCACTTAAAACCATATTATTTTTTATTTTTCTCAATATCACTTGTTTAATCCCTTTGACACCGCGAATGATGACATTTTTAAGTAAATTTTGTTGGAAATTTTTCAACATGAAAATGTCGTCTGTTTGATCAAGCGAATTCTTCTTTTTGGATTTTTGGTTTTCTATTCGAATACGAAATATCAAGTTGTCGGAATTATAATCCGAAAAAATACAACTAATACCATCAATATTTGATAACGTGAAATTTATGTCATCCATTGTAATATTTTTTTCGAGCATAATTTCTGAATCCATTACCATTCGTATGACCCATTTGGAGGAGTCTTCTTCTTTACAAACCGCCCCACACGACTCTATCATTGCATTAAATGATCTATATTGTTCAAGTAATACGATATCGTCGGCAATCGTTGTATTATTATTATCGTATGGATCAAAACATATAGATGACGATTTTACAACATCGTTTAATATGGTATATTCAATCATGTGCATCATTTTTGTCGCAGACTCTTTATTTGTCTCATCTTCTGGATTCAAAAACACTGTTAGTAATGGATTTTTTGGTTCTGAAGACAGTGTCAATATCTCTTCCAAACGAGGCACGCCGCGCGTGACATTTGACTTTGATGATACACCCGCATAATGAAATGTATTCAAAGTCATTTGTGTAATAGGTTCACCAATGCTTTGCGCAGATACTAGCCCAACCATTTCTCCCGGAGCAACGATTGCGCGTTTGTACTGCAAAATAATCATTTCTAGTAAAAGCTTGATGCTTTTACTATTAAAGCGTCGATTGAACAAAAGATCTTTGGGAGAAAGAAAGAAATTAAACAATACGACAAATAGATCTGTAGGGGAGTTGTAATGCAGTTTTTTGAGAGTTGAAAGTGTTTTGTTGCACAATTCAAATACTTCCAATGGAGTTATATCTACGATTGTTGTTGTGTTCAACCCTTGTTGTCCAGAAATATTATTGATGATATGTGCAAACGCTACTGGACAACGGACAACCTTTTCGGTTTTGTATTCCATAATGTTTTTCATGATGATGTTTCGTGATTCAATCATTTTGATTGCAATTTCCTTTTCCATGTCTTTTGTGTTTTCGGTGCGGTATTTTTTATATGCCGAAGGCGTAAAGAAGTCCTTTAAATAAGGCTCATCGGCATTTGGGAATGAAAAGTGTGCATAAATGCTCTCAACATTCATATCTAATAATTCTAGTGTTTGATTCTCTACACGCATTGGGTCAATCCCATCGTCGCCATATAAAAATTGCACAATCTTATGTTTATTCGAACGGACCGACATGTCATAATTCACGACTAAATCCTCCAGCCCCTTTATCAATCTTCTCTGAATATATCCAGTTGTGGAAGTTTTAACTGCCGTATCTATTAAACCAACACGACCACCCATTGCATGAAAGAATAATTCGGAAGGAGATAACCCATTTATATATGAACTTTCAACAAACCCGCGTGCTTTTGCAGTATCGTCAAATTTTGTAAATTGTGGCAAAGTTCTATCTTCAAATCCATACGGTATTCTTTTTCCATTTACATTTTGTTGTCCCACGCAAGCAATCATCTGTGAAATGTTCAATTCTGATCCTTTTGATCCAGCCTTGAACATCACGACAAATCTGTTGTTGTTTGAGAGACTGTTGAGAGCTATTTTTGATGTTTCTGCGGTAGATTGATTGAGAATATTATTTACCTTTGTTTCAAATTCCTCTAAATTTGTCTTCCCAGTAGTATTTTTAAAAATACTCAGTTGCATCTCTTCAATAAGAAGATTTACATTGTCGTTTTTTTCTTTTATCACATCATCAATCTTTTCTCGTGTTTCGATGTTCGTACTCAAATCATTTATACCAACACTAAACCCATGTGTAGTGAGAAAGCTCGTCACCACATTTTGTAGATCATCAATGAAATTTGATGCGGCCATATTTCCAAAATCATTGCAAATTCTATTGATAAACCCTTTGCTTCCATTGAGTGCCCCTTTATCTAACTGGCCGTGTAAATATTTGCCGTTCAATACGTTTATTTCACCATTTCCTCCGCGCATTTTTAGCGAAATGGGTGGCAATATCTGCGATAAAATCTCATTGCTTGTGATGATATCCTTGTCCAATGCTTCAATATTCACTTTGCTAAAGTTCATGAGAAGGTTCATTGCATCACTGCGACTAAATTCAACATTTGGTCCCGAAAACAAATACGAACCAACCATGGAATCTTGATATATACCAATAATGGGCGAGTTACTACTTGGACTTATAATTTGTTGAGAAACCGCCGCTAGAATTTTTAATTCAGCATCACAAACTATATTCTGGGGCGCGTGTAAATTCATCTCATCTCCATCAAAATCTGCATTATACGGTTTGGTGTCGGCAACATTCAACCGAAATGTGTCACCCTTTTTCATAACTCGTGCAATATGTGCCATCATACTCATTCTATGCAATGATGGTTGTCTGTTAAACAAAACTGGGTCACCATCAAGCATATGTCTGTGAATTGTATCTCCATTTTCTAGTTGAATAGAAGTTCGGTCAATATATCTCAGAGTGATAGATTCACCGTTTTTTTTCTCCCATATTTTTGCTCCCGGATAGATGTCTGGGCCATTTAATACTAATTTTTTGAGAAATTGTCTGTTCAAGTCATTTACAACAACTGGTTTTGTAATATTTTTTGCTATCTTCAAAGGTATTCCCAATTCTCTGATAGAGATATTTGGATCTGCAGTAATAACAGAACGCGCACTAAAATCGACACGCTTCGCCATCAAGTTTGATCTCATACGCCCCGACTTACCATTTAATCTATCTTTAATAGACTTGAAGGGTCTACCACTGCGTTGTGCGGTTGAAAGAACCCCGGGTATTTTATTGTCAATTTGTGTCGAGACATAATACTGCAAAACAGAACACCAATCTTCAATAATATTTGGTTGCGCATTACTCGCAATCTTTTCTTGTAAAATTTTGTTTGTTTTGATAATCATAATCAAAATATGACTGAGATCATCCTCGCTTCTTTGTTGATGATCCATCTTTACAGATGGGCGAATTGTTGGCGGAGGCACTGCCATCACTTGACAAATCATCCATTCTGGTCTTGACCAAACTGGACTAAATCCCATAAAGTAGACATCCTCGTCTGTTATCCTTTTGAAAATTTTAATAACCATTTCTGGAGTCAATCGGAGTGTAATCGGCTCCTTGTTTTCCTTGTTCGTGTCCGTCCATTCCATTGTTAATTTTGCAACATCATCCTTTTTAATTTTACCTTTTAAGCACCCACACCCATCGTGGGTATCCTCTCCACATCGTTTTATTTTACTCGCTATTCCAAAAACATATTTCCATCTATGTTCATTTGTCATCTCGAGCGCTTGTTTGTATTTTTCTTTGTTTATCAATAATTTGCTACATTTGAAACAAACACATCTCATAATTTTCAATACTGTATTTAAAAATTGAATATAAAATACGGGGCGCGCCAATTCCAAATGTCCAAAATATCCGGGCGTCTGCATGTAATCTAATCCATCTGTCGGACAAATTGTCCCGGGCTCTCCAACACCCATACGTGGATCGAAAATTCCTTTTGCAACTGGCTTGTTATTTACATATGTTTCTTTTGTTGTAATCTCTACAACAGACCCATTTCGTATTTCTTCTGGCGACATTATACTAAATTGAATTCCAATAACTCTCGAAGAATTCACGTATTGAGATCCGATTGCAGAACGAGACATCTTTTAATATATAGTATATAATTTATTTTTATATTTAAATCAATTTAATGTTTAAGGGAATGTTTTTATTTTAAAAATATTAATAATTAATATGTTACTTGTGTTGTATGTTTTTAGCGACTATAATGAAAGAGTGAAACAATTTTTAAAAAATTGCATTTTTTATGAAGACAATATAGATTTTGTCATAATAGTAAACAATCCAAATGCTAGATTGACCGTACCAAAAAATTTAAAAAATGTGAGTGTTATTGTTAGAGATAACATAGGGTATGATTTTGGAGGATGGTCGCATGCACTATTAAAGAACAATCTATACCAAAAATACGACAATTTTATTTTTGTGAACTCTTCTGTTATAGGACCTTTTTTACCGTCTTTTTTTAAAGGTAAATGGACGGATATATATTTGAACGGTTTAACCGAAAAGATAAAGTTATTTGGTAGTACAATAAATACTGCATCATTAGATAATCTACCTCCAAATTACTTTAACTCGCATGTTCAAAGCTATATTTTTTCAATGAATAAAGAGACATTAATATATCTAATTCAATGTGGAATTTTTTCTATACCAACAAAGAATATTCCGTTTAACGATCTTATTATCGAAAAAGAAGTTTTGATGTCTAGAAAAATAATTGAAAAGGGTTGGAATATTGGTTCATTGCTTTCGCAATACTTAAATATTGATTTTACACTAAAAACTCCAATGAATGTTCAATTGAAAGGTGATTTAATGTATAATAAATTTAGGAATGTATTGTGGAATGAATATGAACTAGTATTTATCAAAGGAAATCGTGATATTATTATTAAATCGCCAGACATAAATAATAATGTATTTAATTACAAAGAAGTTACTCCGTTGCCATTGAAAATTAATCATGATATAATAAAAAAACTAAAATTAAGGAAAGCTATTCTAAATATACAAAAAAACACAAAGGTTCGAACTGTGCCTAATTTTACCACAGAATACTCTTTTAGTTATTAAACTATTTGAACTTAAACGATGCAAAAGAAAATAATGTGATATAATATGTTTTGGGGCGAAAATATTTCAGAATTAACAAAAAATATGCTTGAAATATTTCCTACAAAAGAAATGGATTATGACACTAAATTAAATGCTATAAGTCGTCTTGTTATATATTTATCATTTCTTGGGTTTTTATTCTCAACATCCATCACATATCTTATTATGGGATGCATAACATTAATAGGCATTTATTTTTACAAAAAAAATAACAAAGAGGGGTTTAGAGAAAAAGGTACAAAAAAGGTGACTTTTAATAAATTTGTAAAAGAAGAATACTACCCAGTAATGTCTACAAATCCTATGAGTAATGTTTTATTAACAGATTATTCGCAAGATCCATTGCGAAAAGAAGCACCCCCTTCGTTTAATCCAAGTATTACAAAAATAATTGATAAAAAAACACAAGATATTTCTGAAAAACTACACAATGGTTTAGATGTAAACCAATTATTCTCTGGATTAGGGAATGATGTGGAGTTTGGAAATTTAATGCATCAATTTTATAGTATGCCATCTACTACAATACCCAATGATCAAGGAGCATATAGTGAATATTTATATGGCACAATGTCTTCGTGTAAAAATGGAGACCCTACTGAATGTCTAAAAAATAATTTGAGGTATATTCCATAATTTTTTTATATTCTAATATAAAATGGATTATATGTTTAATAATATATCTAGAGGTTGCAATGACAATGAATATTTAGATCAACGGGCTATTCAGAATATGAACGGTTCAAATTATCTACTAAAAAATTATTTTGTTGAAGATACAACTATGCAAAAACCCATTCATTTTGCATTGATGCAGCCATTTGTATTCTATAATGGAACAAACGGATTAGGATTAAATGGTTATAATATTGATACAAATTCAAAATTAACAATTGGATCTTTGCAAACACATCCTCGGTCAAGAATAGATTTAATACAACGACCATTTGTTACAGTTCCTTATTTGGGCAGAGGTACAGTAGATCCGGTTGCAGAAGCTCAAATCATGCAAGGGGAAATTTATACAAATAAAAAAAGTTATAATCAATTATCAGAAATATCCTATTTACCTTTAACAAATACTCCTTTGATACAAAGTATCAAAAATACAATTACAAACCCAGTCTTTTTGGTAGAAGATAATAATGGAGATCGTGTGAGAGGTGGTCTTCCATCAAGAGAATTGATGCGCGACGCAGAAAAAAGAAATTAAAAACACCGTTTTAATAAAGATATGAATTTTTCATTCCCATCACTTTATAAAGAAATAGAAAATAGATATATCAATGATGAAGAATTTACAGAGGAAATTGTTCATGTATTGACAGAAAATGTATACAGAGAAGAAATATTAACCTTTTTTGGAAAAACAAACTTTGAAGATAGTATTAATGATGATATTTGTTCTTTGTACAATAAAGTAAAGGATAATGAAAATATTATTACACTTGTGAATATATTTAAAAAGGAATACGAAGATGACTTGGTTGCATTTACCATTTTATTCTCTTATGATTATTTTTATCTATTTCTTCCATGTTTAAAAAATATTATTAAAGGAGAATCGGCAGATATTTCTATTTTATTAAGTATTTTAAATAAGTAAATAATATATGTTTTCGCGAAATAATAATACCAAGGAAAACTATTTAATGGAACAAAGACAAAATTCTTCTGCTTTTAATTATATTTTTTACAATTCCAATATAACTCCACAAATGCAAGGGAATGGATTAGGAATCAGCAAATTACATCCTTCTGATTTGAATGATAATTACATAGACATTGAATCAGAACTTAAAGGAATTGGGGCTTGCAATTTTGTAGAACCTCGATATAGAGTAAACCATACACCTAAACACATTGAAGTTTTGGATTTATATGAAAAAAAAAGTACACCCCCATTGAAAACCTATATTTATTATCAAAATGAACGACCCTTTTATACTTAAATATGTAAAACAAACAAATTTCCGAATATTAATAGAAATTGTTGAAATGTTATCATGAATTTTGAAACAGATGTTCTAGGACTTATATATGGGTTGCCTACTGATGTTTGCATAGTTACTGCTAAATTTAACAAATCTAATGTAGTTGCTTTTTTATCACTATTCAACATAGTAAAATGATTTCTCATTAACAAATAAATAATAAAAAAGATTACAATTGCAGAAAAATTATAAATAATAGCCCTAGGAAGTCTTTTCATAATAATTGAAAATATTATATTTTCAATTATTAACATGGCTTGTACACGAAATCGACCAGAAATTAAAACACAACAATTGTATGACATTGGAAATTATCATTTGTTAGTTCCCGGAAATGGTCTTCAACCATTTTTTATAGAAGATCCAAATATTCGAATACAAAAATGGGGTGGATATTCTTACACAAACATGATAGATATAGATAGTTCTTTAAGAGGTATTGATAAACAATTAAAGTGTGATGTAGTGCAAAAATCGAATTTACAAACAAATCCTATTTTTTATCCTTCGACGAGTTTACTGTATACTGAAAATTCAAGACTAATGTGCCCAGCATGGAATTTAAAAGGGGTGGAAAATGTTAGTAGTGATTATTTACATTATGATCCTAGGGTAAAATCGTCGATCCCATTTGTACACAATTTAAGTTCAAGAGATATACAAAAAAATAGTTATCGACCTATTTATACAAACCATTTTCAAAATCTATAGTATATATTTCGATTTTTTAATATAATATTCTATATATGGAACTTGCCATACCATTCATTGCCTTGGTAGGACTAATCGCAATAAAATCGCGAAAGGAAAAGTTTAAAAATATGGGAAAATTCCGAAATTATTTACCGAATACAGATGTTCCCTCTATTAACTATCCACAAGAAATAATGGATGATTCAATAAATAAATATGTAGATTCAAATGCAGCAACCGACAAATATTTTGCCCAAACGGTTTATCAAGATCAAAAAGCTTTGCCTAATAACAAAGTTGTCAAACAGATACAATCATTAAACGGAAATTACATTGACACGAAAGATTTTACCCATGAAAACATGACACCTTTTTATACGTCAAAAATGGGAACGAGCATTGGTGTAAACCAAAACGAGTCTTTTATTGATAATATGGCGGGATCAACAAAATCTATTAAAAAAGTAGAGCAAGCTCCATTGTTTAAACCGCAAAATGATATAAATTGGGTAAATGGGATGCCCAATATGGACGACTTTTATCTTTCACGAGTAAACAAGACTGTTATGAAAAATGACGAGAGACTTGACAGTGTAATGGTAGGCCCGGGATTGAATAAAGGATTTGATAGTAGTGGAAGTGGTGGATATAATAGCGGCATGGAGGCTAGAGAAAAATGGATGGATAAAAATGTAGATGAACTGCGTGTCGAAACAAACCCTAAAATATCTTATACATTGAACAATTTAGAAGGACCTTCAAAAAGTTTGGTTTCGAATATTGGCATCCAAGCCCCAGTTAACAAAAATCAACCAGATTCTTATTTTGAAATGTCTCCCGAACGATATTTTACGACACCAACCTCGAAAGGCCAAATGATGCATTCCGAAGAAATGATGAAAGATCAACATCGTATAGAAACAACAAAGGCTTATATGGGAACCCCAACCGCACCCATTAAACAGAATGGTTATGTCACAAAAAATTATGAAGAATCCACGAGAGTACCCCTCCCAACGAGCACGCCTATACCCAGTGCAGTTGGCAAAGGAAATATGGATGGATTAAACAATGTTCATAAAAGTCACACAAACTACCTTAACAATCGCGCAAACAATGAACAAACCCCCATGTTTATGAATTTGTCACAAACAGTGGGTTCAATATTATCTCCTATTATGGATATTATTAAACCAAATAGACGCGATGAAATGTCCTCAAATCCGCGTATTTATGGAAATGCCAAGGCTGGCACGAGTACATATATTGCTAATGAAACGGTCGCACCGACTATTAAAGAGACGACTATTTATACACCCAATTCTTTTCAAGGACAATTAAATGGTGTGGGAGGGTATGTTACACAAAATACGCCGGCGGTAAAGGAGCGCGAAGAACTCACATACTCTTCTTTTGGTAATGTGGGTGGTGCGGCAAATAATTTGGGTTTGAAAGATTACTCTGCCAATTATCGTCAGACAAACAATGAGTTGAAGGAACCAACCACCTATTCTAGAACAAACCATGGGAGTACACAGACGTTTAATCCACAAATGAACATGAATATCGCAAAATTAGATAATGATCGAGTAAACAATAGACAATGGGTTCCTAGCGCTATGCCACAGATGTATGCACACAAGGAAATGTTGGGCGAGACATACAAGCCGCCAGAAATGGCCTCAAACATTGATGATCGATTGAATTCTAATTTGTTAGATGCGTTTAAAGCAAATCCTTATACTCAGAGTTTGCAAAGTTATTAAAATATCACAATTAATTATGAAAGTTGCTTTAGCATTTTTTGGGATTACGAGAAGTTTAAAATATACCATTGAATCCATCAAAACAAATATTTTCCACATTTTAAAATTGAATGAAATTGAATATGATATATTTATGCATACATATAGAGTCAACAATTATACAAATATACGTACTGGCGAGAAGACAAACTCTTATGATAATGATGAGTATAAATTGTTGAATCCAAAATATATACAAATTGACGATCAAGAAGAAATAAAAAAAAGGATTAATATGAATTTGTATAGAACACATCCCGATCCATGGAAAACTAACTATAATTCGGTTGATAATTTTATTTTAGCACAATATTCAAAAGCACAATTAGTAGAGATGATTGACAATACAAATGTACAGTATGATTATGTTATATACATTCGTCCAGACTGTTTATATGTAGACAAAATAAATGTTGAATATTTGACACATGTAAATGATACAACTATTTGTATCCCTAATTTTCATCTTTTTGGACCATATAATTTTAATGATAGATTTTGTATAACAAATATGAAAACATATAAATTTTACGGCAATGTTTTTCATGAATTGTTAAATATTAGCAAACAAAAAGAGTTACATTCCGAAACTATTTTAGGAGAATTAATGAACAACAATTTAAAAATTATTAGAATTCCATTTATTTTTTTAAGAGTACGGTGTGATGGTAAAATTGATGATAAATCATTGATTAAAAATAGGTAATTAAATAATTTAAATATACATTTATTAAATGAAGTCAAAAAAAAGATCTACCCGAACACGAAATCGAAGAAAACAATTGGGAGGAGGAGAAATTGCTCTGACGTCTAGAACAGAATTTTACGGAAATGAAAATTATATGTCTTTTTTTGGATCAATGCTTTCAAGAATAGCATATCAATCGGATTTTGATAAAGTTGGCAAAAATTTAATTGAAACAAAAAACTTTATATTTTTATTATCGTGTATGTTAAATGGTATTGTCAAATCTGAACTTATGAGTATGATAGGAACGGCGAGTGTTGATGATTTATTCAACGACGGAGAAATATTCAAGAGTTATACTGGTTCTAAACACAAACTAGAAGGGAACTACACCAATAATGGGGAGAATAAAATAGAAACAACTGGTGAATCTCCAAATATCATAGATCAAGCGGCACAATTTAATGTATTAACTGGCGAAGAATTGACAACAGATACAGCAAAGAAACTATTAAAAAACGGTATGTCAGAAATTTATAGATTAGGAAATAGTGGGTTGAAAAAAATATCTTACATTTCAATCGGAACATCTAATTACGGAGAAATATTCTTGTTTGCACATAAAGAGATGATCGGGAAAATTTTTGTTGTTTTTAGAGGAACGTATAGTGTAAAAACATTAGGCGCGTATTCGAAACCATCATCCATATGGAGTCAAAGTGTATCAACGTTTCTTAATGTAAAAGAGTCGTATTTATATGGTATATTAAAACTTTTATTAGATACTATTCACACTATTATGCAAGGATGTTTAGCTTTAACAAAAAAAGTATTTCCAGATTTAAAAGATGATAATAGTGTGAGCGTAATCACCACTGGTCATTCGCTTGGTGGAGCACTGGCTACTATATTTGCATATCTATGGATGTCTGTAAAAGAAAATAAATTAGAGAGCGAAACTGTTAACAACAGTGAAAAGGAAAATCCATATATTATGGGAGAATTTAAAAGATTTAATAATAAAATTTGTTGTATAAGTTTGGGTTCGCCTAGAGTTTTTGATAAAAAGACGAGTGAGCTATTTTGTAAATATGTTGAAAAAGGTTTTATTATTTATAAAAGAATAACTACAAGAGGCGATCCAATACCAGGACTTCCATATTTTAACTATACTCATCCTTGTTCTGATGAACCAATGATGCGAGAAAAAATATCAGAAGATTGTAATCAAACTTTAAAAAAGTTGGGTTATAGTAGCGGAGTGGTTTATACGAGACCACTGGATTGTCAAAATTGGAAAACAAGAAAATATGTACCAGATATGTTCTCTCATACAGTATATTTGGATATAAGTTATCGCGGAGTTATCAGTATACTCATGCTAACTGGAGGAATAATGGCGTCAGCCGCCAACGTTAACTTTGAAGTAGAACGTTTTGGGAAGGATACTGGTTGTAGAATTATTTTTTATAATTTTGATGATATAAAAGAATATGAATGTAAAATAGTATTTTTTAACTTAGAAGATGTGCGAAACCAAAAAAGCGATGATGCTTCATATGAACAAGCTATTGCCGATGAAAAAAAAGTTGATGAAGGCGACGAGTTAATAAAACCTAAGGTAAAACCAACGATAGAGGATGTGAGAGTAAACACTGAATTATTTTCGGAATTTGAAAAACGTGCGAAAGTTGTTCAATTAACTGCGTTCACAAGCGAACCAATGAAAAAAACTGATGGAGCCGTTGTAGAGAAAGATACGATTATACGATTGGGAACTAAACAAGAAGATTGGTTTATTGTTAGTAAAATGCATATGAAGCCTAAAGAACCTCTTGGAAATCCCGTGGAAGATATAGAAATGACCGATATAAAGAAAGAAGATGAAGAAATGACCAATATAAAGAAAGAAGATGAAGAAATGACCGATATAAAGAAAGAAGATAAAGAAATGACCGATATAAAGAAAGAAGATAAAGAAATGACCGATA